AGTAGTGAACTCCTCTTAATACTGAAAAATCAATACAAGTTTTAAAGATGAAGCTAATGAGTGTAATCAACTATATGGTAGCGTTGCTAGTTTTAATGTTAGGTATTAAGACTGTACACAATCATACCAGAGATAGTGGTATAATATGTGAATGCAAACCAACCATTATTAAGATAAGTAAGGATTATCTTGTCTGTTTTGAAGGTTGCCCTATTACTCCTGTAAATTCGTTACTCTATAATGTGACTTGTAGCTATATGCAGGATATCACTATCACAATCTGTAAGGGAGAAAGGTTTGTATCAACAAAGCCTAATATAATTGTCCATGAAGAATATGTCTGGAACACACTTGTTACAAAAGCATGGAAGATAATCATCACTGTTTTAGTTTGGTTAACAATTGTTCTTATGAAGATACCAAGCCTATGCTTATTCTCTGTATTAAATTCTATTTTCAATAGAATCTATGAGAAGAAATTAAAAACATGTGATGTTTGTAGTACAAAATATTCAATCGGTCATGTTGATTGTCCTACACCTGGCTTCAAGCACAGAAGTGATTATAATTTTATATTCTACCTACTACTAATCATTATAGTAGTTACAACATTTGCTAAGGCCGATGATAATGTTTATAACTATTACAGGCATGGGAATTCAACTGAAGTACAAGTCTTAGACAAAGAGCACTTTGAACAAGATTTTGATGTGAATGGATACTTATATACCATAAGTGTCACCAATTCGCACTTAGAAGTTGATGTGATTACTGTATCAGAAATCCAGGCACCAATTAACCATAGGTTAACTCATGAACATTTTAGTTGTGATGGTGAAGATGGTTGTAAAAAGGAGTGTTTTGATAGAACTGGTAGAGAATCTATGTATAGCATAAAGAAAGCACATGATGGTATTTCTTGTTTCTTTACTAGTGCCACCATATGTGGTTTATGTGAAAGTGATATGAAAAGTATAGGCTATAAAGTTGTCACCACCAAAATAAGACCATATATTGATATCCATATCAAGCATGGTAATAAGACTGAAGAAATAAAGATAAGAGAATTTTCACAGTATATACATGAACCATATTATGTGAAACCAATTGAACCATTTATGTTAGAATCAAGCGAGTACTTTGTTAACGGTCCAAATGTCTATAGAGGTCAGATGTGTAATATGCCCAGTTATGGTTGTTTTGGTCCAAATTATATAAAAGACAATAAGACTTACATGATTATTGCTCCAAAGGTTAGTGATCCGATGACATATGATAGAGAAATAGTTCTACACCACTGTGTAGATCCTGGCAACAGTGACATTAATAGCTTGGAGAAGACAGAATTTGTATATCAAAATAACACAATGATCAGACCATATGAATTTGGACTCATATCTGTTGGCATACCATTATCAGGTAAACTGATCGGTGATTTCTGTGAAAAGCCAGTTGTGGTAAATGATTTAATTGTCAAAGGCTGTTATGATTGCCAATCTGGTATTGAAATAAATGTATATTATTCAAAACCAGAAAGATGTGGGCAAATCAAATGTACAGTTGGAAGAGTCATTTATGAATATTTTGCTGATACAGATAGTGATCATATGACAATCCACTCATTTTATGACAAAGAAGATGTCACTATTACCTGCAATAACCACAAGAAGAATGTCAAACTAGAACATAATAAAGATACAAATTATTATAAAACTAATAGTGATGTCCATGGTTCAGCAGCATTTGACTTCAATTTAATAAAACATTTGCCTAATCTGTTTTATAATTTTAAGGCAATGGCTGCTACAATTCTAATATTAATTGTAACTGTATATATGATTTACAATATAGCCAAGCAGGTAGCAAAACATTACTTTAAGGTCAGACTAGATAAAAGAATCAGACATTATAAGAAGACAGATGTTGGTTTAGATCCTGAAGTGGGTCTTTTTGGTCAAACATCGGAGTTGATAGTGGTCACAGGTAGTGCTCAGTGAGTCAACCTTGTCCACATCACAATGAGCCCCATAAAATCCAAAAAAACGTTCAGCAAGCTGCATGGTTGTAAATGTTTGAACCTGCAAATGGTCCATATCTGAAATGGGTATGGTATCTATTCTGTGATTTGTGCAAAGCAAAATCACAGCTGCTGAACAGAGCCTTATACTCTAACAATTCAATTTTCCAAAGCTTATTTTAATTTGTTTTCTTTAAGAGGAGAACACTACT